GCCGTCCCCGTCGGCGGGGGTCTCCTCCGCGTCCTCGTCGGCGGGCTTGTCGGCACCGATCTTGGCGGCCAGCTCGGCGGCCTTGGCGGCGCGCTCGGCGGCGGCCTGCTCGCGGGCGCTGATCTCGGCGGACAGGACCTCGATCCCGTCGGTCAGGGTGCCGAGGGTGTTCAGGTCCTCGTCAGAGAAGGAGCCGTTGGCGTACAGGGTCTGGAAGGCGTCAACGGCCTGGGATCGCATCTCAGCGAGAGCGTCGTCGGCCAGGTCGGACAGGTTCTCGGGGATCTCCAGGTCGAAGGTCTCGACCGGAGCGTCCTCGCCCTGGTCGGCGAAGACGGTGATGTCGAAGTGCTTGCGCATGTTGAGGGGTCCTCCGTGTTCTAGGTAACACGAGGCCCTGCTGCCATGCCGTCTGCCCAAAGGATACACCTATGAGTGACGAAGGCCTTATAGGCAATCCTCAGGCAGGTACGACGAAGCCCCTCACCGCCATGAGCACACGGTGAGGGGCTTCGCCGGATCCACCCAGCGTCAGGAGTCCATGAGACCTCTAACGGGAGAAGCATAGCCTATGGCTATGGGAGCCTCCAAGGGTGGTTAGAACCTGGTAATTGGGCTGGAGTCCTTGGAGCCGGAGCCGGGGAGGGTCCCGTCAGCCAGCGGCTTTGAGGTGGTTCCGAGGGGCTCTGGTGAGCGTCCACAACCGCATCCCATGATTTGTGTTCCTTTCGTCAGATGGTTCCGAGGCGGCGGGCCATGCCGGCCGCCTTAGCCAGTGTACCGGCGCGCTCGACACGGGCACGCATCTTGTCCGCGGCGGTGGCGCGTTGGAGGTCCTTGCGGCGCTCGGTCTCGGCCAGGCGCTTCAGGTACGAGATGTCTCCGAGGGACAGACCGTTCTCGCCGATCGGCCCGTTCGAGGGGTGCGAGGCGCGGGAGGCTGAGTCGTCGTGCGCCACGACACCTGAGGCCTGCAAGGACTTGACCTCGCCTGAGGCGAGCAGCCCCTTCGGGCGCGGGACAGGGAAGCCCGGCACGTTGACGGCCAGGGCACCGACGAGCTCGAGGGAGCCCCGGATCGTGCGCCAGTCGCCAGAGATCGGGGCGGAGCGGGCGATACGGACGCGATCGGCGGAGATCCCGGGGCGCAGGGAGCCGGCGACCCAGATGCCGTAGGCGTCCTCGCCGGCGGCCACGTCGGCGAAGACGTAGCCGGTGTTGTCATAGTGAGCCGCCGCCTGCGTGGCGGAATCCCTAGGACCGGCGTGGCCAGTGTCCATTGTGAGATGTCCCACAGCCACGGAGGTGCCCTCAGCGGTCTGGAGGGCGCCGGTGCGGAAGTAGGCGTAGTTTGAGGGGCTGGTCGGTGGCTCCACGCACTTGCCGATCTGGCCGATGTGGCAGGTGCCCCATGCGGCGATGTGGCCGTAGACGCGGCCGTCGTCCTCGATCACGAGGGCGGTGGGGCCGGTCAGGCCCGGGTCCTTGAACCAGGCCTCCGGAGGCGCGGTCGGGATGGCTGCGGCGATCAGTGCGTCGCGGCCCCGGGGCTCCGCCTCGTCCTCGACCTCGGGGGAGCCGGAGGCCGGCTCCTCTGAGACCGGAGCCTGCCCGGCGGCGTAGACCCGGGCCGAGGCGAAGGCGGGGACAGCCACGAGGGTGGCCGCGCGCAGGCGGGCGGACTCGATGACGGTGATCTCGTCGGAAGACGACATCGTGGCCACATGGACGCGCCCCTCCTCGTCCGCCTCCGGAGCGGCCTCGTCGGCGGCATCGCCCGAAGGTAGGTCGGCCTTCGCCATGATCCTGAAAGTCACGTCGTCCGTGTCGATGGAGATCCCGTTGGACATCTGCTCCGAGACCTGACGGTAGGCCTCCGTTCCGACGGCCGACCCGAGGTCGAAGGTGCCCGTGGCGTAGATGTCGCCGTTGTCGCGCCGCTCGACGGTCTCGATGCGTCCACAGACCTCAGCACCGTCGTGCCCGCCTACGTCCTTGAACGCCACTCGCAGCGGGATCGGCAGCTCGTCCCAGCGCAGGGCGCCGTCCTCAATGAGGCGGCCGTCGCCGGTCTGCTCCCCCTCGCGGGCGATGACGCCCTCCCAGGCGCCCTCGGAGGTAGGCGCGGTCTCGACCTCATCTACGGGTTCGCCTGCCGGAGCCTCGGCGGCCGGGAGCTCGGAGAACTCCCCAAGACGGCGAGCCGTCTCCTCGATGTTCAGTCTCATGGCTGTCCTTTCAATGTCTGAACGGGATGCGAACCTGATTCTAGGCTGGTCCGGACGCATCCGCGCGTCGGTCGGGATGAGGATGCACCGGCAGTTGATCGTCTCCTCCGGAGGGCCCGCCGGGTCCCCGGGGTAGGCGAGGAGCGATTTGCCGACGTGGTAGGGGTGGCCGAGCTCCTGAATCTGCCCGTCGGCCTCGACGTGCGAGGGGCGGACGCGGGCGTCGTGAACGGTCATCCAGCGCAGGCCACCCCGCTTCCGGGCAAGGTCCGAGGTGGCCATGCGGTGGGCCGCGTTGGCCGTGGCCGCGGTGCGGGCCGCTGAGCGCAGGCGGGCGGCGTAGGCCGACGTGGTCTCGTCCTTGGCGCTGGACACCTTGAGCAGGCGGCCGAGCTCGATCTTCGTCTTACGGTCGCCCCAGCCCTCAGCGATGGAGCGCTTGAGAAGGTCGCGCACGTCGTTGTAGACGGCTACAGGCAGGCCCGACTCCTCCAGGATCCGCTGTACGGTCGCGTACTGCGGGAGCCGGCGGCCTCGCCTGGGGTCCGTGACGAGGTCCCGGATCGCCTGCTGCCAGGCCCGACGCACGGACGTCCACGCGAAGGGGTTGGGCAGGTTAGAGCCAGCCGCCAGCAGGACGGGGGCCGAGAGGGCCTCCCCGGCGAGAGAGCGGACCTCGCGGAGGAACCGGTTCAGGACCGCGAGCGCGGGCTCGTAGTACGAGTCCTCCAGCTCGTCGCGCCAGGCGGAGATGGCCTCAGGGGCCGTCCAAGAGGACGGCCCCTGAGCCAGCAGATCATCCTCAGCCCCGTCCGCGGATGGCGGCGTTGGGGAGGTAGGTGATGTGCTCTGTGTCACTTGATCTCCTCAAGAGAGGCCCGGTTCAGTGCCGGGGTGCGGATGAGCGCGTTGTCCGGGAGGACGTAGCGCAGGCCCTTGACGAGGCGGGCCAGCGTGTGGGGCGCGCCGTGGGTGGCCAGCTGTGAGACGTAGGCGTCCAGCAGCGTGACGACGCGGCCGGAGTCGACGCCCGGGCAGCCGTGGTTGTCGAGTAGGGCCGGGACGACGTCCCAGGCGCCCTTCGTGGCCTTCCCGACGGTGACGATGTCGGTCGGCCACAGGACGTGCGCCTCGTGGAACGGGCGGCCCTTCAGGGCGTTGAACCGGGCTCGGTCCTGGCGAACGATCCGCTTGCCGACGGACTCGAGGGCCTTGACGACCAGGACGTCAACGACGGCCACGAGGGCGGTCGCGTCAACGTCCTGGCCGTGCGCCGTCAGGCGGATGTCCGGGTTGCGGACGATGTTGCGAGGTGGGGTGGACAGCGAGGCGTCGGCGCCTTTCGACCTTGAGTAGGCCTTGGCCGCGTCCGCGGTCGGGGGAGGTGTCATGCTCATGCTCCTACAGGTGGCGTGGTCGGGGACTCGGGGTGAGCCCCGTTCTCAGAGGATACCGGCTCCTGGTCAGAAGGCAAGCGGCCCGGCGCCTGATCGTTGGCCGGCCGCCCCGGTGCGCCGCCGTTGGAGGGAAGCGACCCGCCCTGAGCGCCGGCTGCGGGGGTGAGCGAGGGGGAGGGGGCAGAGTAGTCGCCGCGGTAGACCTTGAGCAGCTCCTCGGTGATCGGGCCGAGACCTGGCGAGGTCAGCAGCGCCGGCTGCTTCGTGGCCAGGGCGATGGCGTTCATCAGGGCCCGCTCCTCCAGGGGCTTCTCGTCGGAGTCGTCGAAGCCAGAGGCCTCGCGCAGCGCCTCGTCCGAGATGGCGCCGGACTTGTGCAGGTTCAGAGCCTCTTCGGACCGGTTCGGGCGCGCCACGAGGGCGGACACGTCGTAGCCGACACTGAGGGTGCGCACCACGTCCTCGGAGAGGCCCGCGGACAGGAGGACCGGGCGCAGGTACTGGCTGGTCAAGGCCTCGCAGATGAGGGCGAGGACAGGCTCGATGTGCGTGGTAACTGTGTCCTCACGCGTCAGCCACGCCCCCCAGTGGTTCATGGCGCCGGACCCGAGGAGCAGCTCCGGCGGAGCGTCCTGAGCGAGGGCGAGGCGGCGGATCGCCTCGTCGCGCAGGTCCCTCGCGCCGGAGTCCAGGGCGGAGGAGAACGTGAGGTGGCTCACCTTGTCTGCGGCCTCGTCGGGCACGGTCACGACGAGCGGCACGACCGCGGACGCGTCGTCCCGGTTCTCGATCGGGCGGAGCATTGATTCCATGAGCGCTGACACGAAGGGGTCGGGCTGGCCCGTGCCGTAGGCGTCGGCCGCGTCGGAGGCGAGCGCCGCCGAGGCCGAGGATGGCACGACCAGCAGGCCCGCACCGGCCAGGCGGGAGTCAATCTGGGCGCTGATGTGGCGGGTCAGGCCGATGAGCTCGCGCAGGATCGGCAGGCAGGCGCGGGTGGGGCTGTCAGCCTCCCAGTAGCGGGCGGGGTGCGGCCTCCAGATCCGGATCAGGTATATCTCATCCGTGGAGACCTCTACAGGGGCAGACGCGTCGGAGCCCAGGTTCAGGCGCACGCGGCCTGCGGCGGTGGGGGTGGGGGCGGCTACGGTCGTCACCTCCGTGACGGCCAGGACCCTCCACACGAGGTCCGACAGGGCGGGGTCCGGGGACGGCGCGGTGGCGGTTGGGTCGGTGGAGTCGATACCGGGCACGAGGTGGGCAGGCACGCCCACGAGCCAGCCCTCGCCGGCCACGAACAGGTTCGTGGCCAGGCGCTGGAGCATCTGGCCTAGGTCCTGCTGGCTGGCGCCTAGGGCCGCGAGGACCGCCTCGGCGAGGGAGGCGACGGCGGCGGTGGCGGTGTCGGTGACGTCCGTCTCGTCGTCACGCAACGAGGAGTGCGGGCCGTCGGCCGGCTTGTGCTGCACGTACAGGCGGGCCTGGGACAGGCGCCCCGATAGGGTTGAGGCGAGGAACCGCTCCTCACCCACCTCGTCGTAGGCCGCCCAGGCCTCAGCCTGCCATGAGCGGGCTGATGGGGAGCGCTGGGCCTGCTGGTGAGGTGATGCTGACGAGGCTCCCCCGCGGGCAGGTCGCGAGGCCGCGGCGGTGAGGCCCCGGGAGGGGGCCGGCACTGGGGCGGCTGGCGGAGCTTGGATGATCGTCCCCCGGCGGGCGAGGGCCCGGGAGCGGTAGCGGTCGATGGCGGTCACTTCGTGTCCTCCTGCGTGGGGGCGGGCTGCGTGGGGGTTGTGTCGAGGCGGTAGGAGACGTGACCGACCAGATACGAGGCGGCCAGGGCGGCGCAGGCTGCGCGGGCGAGCCTGCCGGGGCGGGTGGACGGCGGGAGGGCGGCCAGGGCCGCGGAGATCAGGAGCGTCGCCTGCGTCCCCACACAGTACGGGCAGTCCAGGGCGCTCACGAGGCGGTGGCGCCACGCCTGGGGAGGGGCCGCGTAGCCGAAGGGGTGAGGCGGTGCGGTGGCCCCATCGGGCAGCGGCGCCGGACGGGGGTCCTTGGCGCGGGCCCACTTCTTCAGAGGGTCGGCCAGGACCCAGCCGCCTAGGACGTCGGTCGTGGCGAACCGGGTGACGCGCAGCGCCGCGCCCGCAGCGAGGGCCGTGTCGAGGGTCAGCCGCCCGACGAGCGGAACCAGTCCTCCCCCGGCGGGGTGGGGGGCCTGAGGAAGATGCTGAGGTGACATGTATGCTCCCATACAAAAATGTTGGAGGGGTGGTATGTGCACAGATTATAGGGGGGTCTCACCCCCCCTCCCGCCTATCGTTTCTCCGTGACTGGGTGAAACCTCCTATGGGCCTGGGTCGGTTGGCGTGGGGGCTGCGTGGGGGGTTTGGTTTCACGTGGAACGAGGGGGCCGGGCTCTGCCTGGTGTTGGGCTGGGGCTCTGCCTGGTCGAGGGCCTCTCTCCCTCGCCCATCCCCCTCGCCCTCGCCCTCCCTCTTCTCCCTCTTCTCCCTCGCCTCTCCTCCCCCCCTCCTCTCCCTCCCAGGAAACTCCCAGGAACTGGTCTACCTACCACCCCTTAGTGAGGGCCCACTACTAACTAGGTAAATGCACTATCTAGGGAGAAATACATGTGACGCAGGTCTCACCCTCCTGGCCCCCGCCCCCCTTCCCCCCAACATGTATGCCGTCATACACTAGAGTC